AGGGACAGCCTCAGTCTCAGCAGCAGGGACCACATCAGTCTCATCATCAGAAGCGGTATCGTCAGCAGCCTCATCCTCAGAAGCTGCATCAGTCTCATCATCAGAAGCGGTATCGTCAGCAGCCTCATCCTCAGAAGCAGCATCAGTCTCATCATCAGAAGCGGTATCGTCAGCAGCCTCATCCTCAGAAGCAGCATCAGTCTCAGCCCCAGAAGAATCAATCTCATCCTCAGAAGCAGGGACAGCCTCAGCACTTGTTGTTTGCTTCATTATTTCATAAATGGCAACTGCTATCATATCTTCGTGTGTTGTTTTATTATCATTTCCAAGAACGTCATTATCGTCATCTGAATCGTCATCTGAATCAGAATTGGTACCGTCATCTGAATCTGTTTCTGATTCAGAATTGGCATCTCCTTCTTCAAACTGGGGGACACCTCCTCGCTGAATAAAAGTCTTATCAACCAAACTCTTGTTGAGTTTTTCTATATCATCCTTCAAATTATCCTTATCTATCTGTGTTGAATTATTTTTAATATATTTTAAAACTTCGTTTGCAATAATATTTTCAAATATGGCAGATAATTTCTGATTATTCTCATTTGATTCTTCTTGAGTTCCTTCTGGAACGCTTTGTTCTTGAATTTCTTCTGGAACTCTTTGTTCTTGAATTTCTTCATTAGTCGGTTTATCAACACCGGTCATGTCAGCATTAGAATCACCAATTATTTTATCAACTACAACAGTCGGTTTATCAACACCTGTCATGCTAGAATTAGATTCACCAATTAATTTATCAACTTCATCTTTCGGAATAGAAATATTGATAGTTTGATTATCAATAACCAGTGTAGCACGAATGCCGTTATCAAAATCAATATTATTTACATTTATATCTAGTGTGTTCAATGAAGTAGTCATATTATCCGATTTATTTGTATATTATATACAAATAAATAATAAATATCTACCTAACAATCATCTAAACCTTTGTCTAAAAAAGACCATTGGGACGGTTGTTTTTTTGCATATTTTCATCCATGGATATTTCGCGAGTAGAAGCCCCGCCACGAATCCAACCATCTAAAGCAGCTTCTTCCACAGTATTGGAAGCATCTTTAACCTGTTCTTCCATTTTATCATCAGTGGGATATAAAGAGTAAGCAGCAAAAGATTTTTCCATAATGGTAGAAACACTTTTCTTGTCACTGGACAATTCTCCCTGTTGTAACTGAGATTCAATCGCAGGGTCACAGCTACCTCTTCCTAAATAAGGAACAGTTTTAAAGGGTCGCTCAAACAATTGTAACTTTTCTAAAGCACGTTGTTGCTCGGACTTTAATAATAGCAAAGATTCAGCATCTACATTATTGGAATTCAGTCCATTCCCGTTTGTTAATCCATTGAAAGACATGGTAGGTTGTTGAACGGCAAATTTCACATGATCATCTGATATTTTTTTGCTAAAATGATCGGTAAGCATGTAGTTTGCGAATTGAGTATTAGAAACATTTCTTTGAGTTTGGTCGGTAGAATCAGTTCCGATTCTATCAGTATTGTGAAAGGTATAAGGAGTTAAACTAGCCATTTATAATATACGAATATTTATATTATAAGTAGAGAATGTATTTTATTAGCAATTCAAATACAAATAATAAACCATCATTTTAATTTCCTAAAATATCTGATTTACGTGAATTAATTAATATGTCTTGCTAAATTACGAGCACACGCAAAATCATTGCCTTCTTTGCATGAGATCATACTTCCATAACAAAATTCAGCGAAAGCACCTTGATCATTAGGTAGCATAGTATTTGGTGTAGATGTAAAGGGACGCAAAGATTGTTCAAATTCCATATTGCTACCCATATCCCCAAACAATTTATCGGCAATATCAGGATGATCCGGATTCGCATCACTTACCAATTTTTTTGCTTGGGTTAAGATGTTATCGCCTACAATTTTATTATAAGCGGGAGGGGCAGGTTTTTTGTGAGGATTATAGTCAATGTCCGTCACCAATACATTGCTAAATGGATTGCTTGAATCTGGTGTATCAAATACGTCTGTGGGAATAGGCATCTCGTTCTCTTTCATGTAATCTACCGCTGGGTTTGCAAAACCTTCATTTGAGTTTTCTTTGCCACGCTTAGACTCACGCTTCTCTTTTTCTTTCATGTGAAAAAAATACAAAACGTATATAGCCATAAACGTGATAATGCCAATGATTAACATGCGAAAATTATTAGAATACAAAAAAAATATCAAAACTAACAGAATTACAGTTCTGGTGATAGCATTTAATTTTTGTGCATAACTCATGCCATCTACAGGATAGAACTCAAAAACATATTTTTGTTGAAAAAGTATATTAGGATTTTCTGACCAAAATGGTATATTTTTTTTAGAATTGGACATTTTATTCTCCATTTCGGCGATTGATTCCATATTTTCCTTTAAATCGCAAAAGGTTTCTATTTTTTGATCATGTTCATTATCATCCACAAGTTTTTCAATATTTGGATTTTGATATTCAATTTCGGTTGATGGAAGAGCTGATTTCATCATGTAAATATTATTTATATATATAGTATAAACATCTTTTTGTTTTGTATTTAATCTAATACAAAACAAACTAACAATAAAGAAATCCATATTACCCTAAATAAAATATTGAGTGCTTCCTAATTTTTTAATACTGATATTATTTCATTTTTNACTTTTTTAATACATTTCTCATCTATCTGCAAGCTCTCACATTGAACAGTTTGAGGTACAATTTGTAAAACACATTTAGACTTCTCACCATATAATGGTTCAGTGCAACCGCTCTCTTTCTCTGCAAAATGTACCTTTTTTGTTTTATTCTTACTATCTTTTTTTTTCAGTGTTTTTACACATCTAGAACGGAAATGTTCATATCTTTCGCGTACATCTTGGTAAGACAACCCAGAAGTTTTGTTAAGCATTGTATTAATGGTCTCGTGCAAATCATAAACATATTTAGAGAAAGTTTCACGATTTTTCATATGTTTTTTTAAAAAAGGCAACTTTTTGAAGTTATTTTTCAAATTATCTCGGCACTTACCGCAAGGTAACACATTTTGTAGATTAAGTATAAAATCACGATAGTGTTTTTTATCCAGATGAGTAGGTTTTGACGGATAATTAAAACTCATTGTATGTAAGAAATGCCACATACCCGGTCCCCATACAGTTGTTAGCATACCATCGTTACTATTATAATCATCATAATTGAAAACAAATCGTTTATTTGACATATTCCTGTTTTTTTTGGTTGTATTGTTAGGCATAGTTAGTTATAGTTAAAAGACAAAAAAATATAGTCTAAATATTTATTTCATATAATTCGCTTAAAAGAGGAAAAATTAATCTATCTACAATATATAGAATGGCAAACGTAGTAGAAGTATTGAGAAAATATATTCGTCCGTATTATCAATATATGTTAATATTGATCCTAATAATTGTATTTGTATTCGTGGGACAATATGTATATAATCGCATGTCTAATAAAAATGAAAGTTTTGATGTAGCAAATGATATTTCAGACGGAAGAGAACAAGGTGCTGTTATTTATTTTTTCCATGCAGACTGGTGCCCTCATTGCAAAAAAGCCCAACCAGAATGGGAAAGTTTTAAACAATCTACAGATGGAAAAAATATAGATGGATATAAGATATCCTGTGTAGATGTCAATTGTACAAATGAAGATGATGCAAAAACAACAGAATATATTAATAAATTTAATATAGATTCTTATCCTACCGTAAAATTAATCAAGGATGGCAATACTATAGATTTTGAATCTAGAATTACAACATCAAGTTTAGATAGTTTTTTAAGTACTATGTTGAATGACTGAGTTGGCGGTTTCCATGCCAAATTCTAACAATTTTATACGAATTTCTTGTTCATTAATGGCATCATACATTTTATTGAATAAATAAAAATTTGCATCAAATAATATTTCCTTACATAAAGAATTATTATTTTTATGAGAGTTAATACTGCGTATCAAGTTTAATAGAATTGTTATAATATAGTCAAATAGATTGAAACTTTCAAGAGTCTGTTGAATGTCCTCTTCTTCTTTTTCTTCTTTTTCTTCTTTTTCTTCTTTTTCTTCTTTTTCTTCTTCTGTAACAGTATTCTGTTTATTTAATAAAACTTTTAAACCTATGCCCAAGGTTTCTTCCGGTAAATTATTATCGTCCATGCAAATATTAAGAGGGTAATTTGCTTTGAATCCTCCGTCACATAGATAGTCGTTATTATACATGTATGGTGCAAAACAAATAGGCAATGCACATGAACAATAAACAGCGTCTATCAGCTTCCAATCTGGATGAGTTTTGTGCGATATATTTACAACGTTCATTGTTTTTAATTCAACGCACATGAAATGCATATTTATATTCGTAATGTCAAAAAACTGTTTCATAGTTACGTCTGTATCAATATCTTTGCCTAGCAAAATGGGTTTCAAAATATCTACCATAGTAGATACATTGAATATACCCCGATTCTCTATAGCATTGAATATAGACGACAAATCAAATTTAAAAACCTTATGCCAAGGTCTTTTAATAATGAAATCGTCCAGCTCATTCCACTGGTATTGTAAGGATATTATTACAGACAGAGCAGACCCAACGGAAGTTGCATATATATTTTCAATGTTTTCTAATTTCCACATATTATTCTGGTTTGACTGTTTCAATGCACCATAAAAACTTATTCCAGCGGCACCTCCGCCACTTATTACTAGATTTTTGATTACATGGTTGGTGTCATCATTCATATACATAGTTAGAGTCCAATTTTTATATGTCTGTAGTATGGAAATATAAAATTGATATAAACATATCTTATACATATATTACATAACCCAATTGTTACACTATCTTTGCAATGAATAAGAAATACATTCACGAAAAAGGACAATATTTCACAAAAAACTTATTTTTGAAAGAGAGTGTTTTTAACTTGATATTAAATTCCCCCTCCGTTATATTAGAACCATCTATTGGGAGAGGCGATTTGGTTGATTACACGAAAGAAAGGAATCCAAATGTAGAATTTGATCTATATGAAATAGATGAAAATATACCTATATTGAATTCTATAGATAGAACACAGATAGTATATGGCGATTTCTTAACGAAGGACATAAGCAAACAATACCATACTATTATTGGAAACCCTCCTTATGTAAAAACAAGTTCGGGAAACATGTATATAGATTTTATTGACAGATGCTATGAGTTATTGCATGAAGGTGGGGAATTAATTTTCATTGTTCCCAGTGACTTTATAAAATTAACTGGTTCAAGTCAGTTGATTAACAAAATGATGACAGAAGGCACTTTTACACATATTATTCATCCTAATAATGAATCACTTTTTGAAGATGCAAGCATAGACGTAATCGTATTCAGGTATTGTAAAGACAAGTCGCTTCCTAAAAAAATAGTAGTAAATGGGAAAGTAAAATTTCTTATTAATACAAATGGGATTTTAACATTCTCTGAAACAGAACAAGTGAATTCAACCGTATTTTCAGAGTATTTTGATATCTACGTTGGAATGGTTACCGGAAAAGAGGAGGTATTTAAAAATAATACACATGGAAATATAGACGTTTTGAATGGTAAAAATACAATTGATAAGTATATTTTGCTACAATCTTTTCC